GAACATCGGGATTTGCGTTATTCCACTTCTCCCTACGTGCTAACTCCTTTTTAGCTTCATCCATAGCCATTTTAGGGGTTGGTTTAACCCAATTGCGTGGATGAAAATATGGTGTACCAATAGCCACTTTACCGATATAAAACTTAACCCGAGGTATCTTAAACGGGGAGTTTAGTATTTTTAGAAATTCAAATTGACTCATAACTAAATAAATTCTAATTCGTTTGTTTCGGGATCCCATTCAACCGTAAGTGGTTTGTTAGCATACTTATATCTTTCGTTCAATACAGCAGCGTTAATAAAATGGGTACCTTCATAGAACTTGTAACCATAACCTGAATGAATGTGTCCGAACACGTGAATTTTAGGTTTAATTTCATCTACTCGAACCCTAAGCAACTCACAACCTACATTTAGGTTACCGGAAGGGGTAACATCACAATGACCAAATGGAGGACCGTGAGTAACCAAAATGTCAGTGTCGTTTGGAATCTCATTCCATTTTTCTTGCAATTCAACACCATTTCGAGGCAAATTAAAAGCCCAATCATAAAATGCTGGTTGATACGGTGAACCATAGATTTTTACCCCATCAATAACGTGAGTTTGATCTTGTAAGTAAATCAACCCACCACTATAGGCATTGATTAATTCCTTAGTTAATTCAGGATTATCTTCAAACATTCGATCGTGATTACCAGCAATAAACACTCGGTGTTTATAATCCATTGTAAGCAATGAACTATACCAGTTAACAAATCGAGTAATATCAATTGGCTCGTAACCTGAATTCATTAAATCACCAGCATGAATGATCAAATCACCACCAGGAAGATCTTTACGGATTTCCTCATGTTTAGTGTGAGTGTCGCTGATGAATGTGATTTTCATTTTATTTATTCTTTTCTAGTTTACCTAAAATGGCTAGTAGAAGTACAATTACAATTATTCCTAGTGCAAACATATTTTTTTTATTTGATGTGAATATACGAACTTATTTTGCGGTATCCAAACTTTCAACCACTGGTTTTACTGTATCTTTAACAATTGGAGAGGGTTTAATTACAATTGGGGTAGATTTAACCACTACAGGTTCAACTTTTTGAACAACAGGTACTGTATCTACTTTTTTAATATCAATTACTTGTGTAACTGGTTCATTAGTTGTTGGAGTACCAAACCCAAAAATTAAAACAGACAAAACCACTAAAATAATTGGGGAAAACACAGTAATAGTCCCTATTAGCTGAAGATATTTAAATTTGTTCATTAACCAGATTTTCGTAAATATTAGACAATGAGTGTTTAATGTTTGCTCGGATTTCACTCTCCATTACATTGCGACGTGCTTCCACCTCCATATCAAACATTCTAATTAAACGCTCGTGTGACTTACCCTCCATTGGTATAACATAGCTGTATGAATGGTTCACAATTGTGATCAAATGACCATCAATAATAACGTGTATTTGATTGTCTTTACTTCGAATATAGCGTTTACCTGAGATAGGAGACATCAATAGTGTACTATTTTTCCTAGCTGATAATCGCTTGCATATTGCTAGCGCCTCTACTTCATATTCGTTTTTAGGGGCTTCATATTTGCTTGGATCAGCCATCCTTAATATAGAGATAGCTACTCTTTGAGTGAATCGTTTAAACCTGTGTTTCATTACCTTTATTTTCATTTATACATAAATGTACGATAGTTTTCCCAGATAACCAAAGACGTCATATGACGTCTTCGCGCTAAATATGACTATAATATTACTAAATTATATTTATAGTCACAATTCATTAACCCACTAACAATTTTTACTATGAAAAATATTTTACTTACAATTGGGGTTGCTTTAGTTATATCTGCCTGTTCAACTGCAAATTTCGCTACACATCCTCTTAGTGTTACACCCACTATTTCACGTCAAGCTTTAATTTACGATAACCACGTAGTTATAGTTACCAAAACAAAAATGTCTGTTGAAGACTATAATAAAATAATTGCTACAACAGTTAAAAATAAGGAGGAACGTAATTAAACGTTCCTTTTTATTAAATTCTGTTAAATTTATTGCTTATTAGCCTTTAATAACCTGTCTTTTATTTTGAGCAGGGTAGTATTTCTTTTTAGCTTGCTGTTTTAATTTACCTACTTCATTATTTAAAAAATGAATTTGTTCTTGAATTTCTAGAACTTGCTTGTTGATTTTTTGTAGCTCAAAATAAATTACTGCTAGAAATACCCCCAATGTGACAATTAGGGTTAATAGGGTTAGGTTTGTAAACATTGTATATATGTATTTAAGGATTAGGAATGGTTGAGCGCTTTTGCAAGCTTTTTTTAGCTTGTTCGTAGGCAATTTCGTACCTATCTGCTAACTCAATTTTTGTATTTTCGTTTTTTATGTTTTGGGCTAAAGACATAGTCTCATTGTAAATACCCTTTTTATATGCTTTTTGTAGAATATGCTCTATTTTACTCATTTTTATTTAAAAAACTTTTTAAAAAACTAAAAATAAACCCTAATAAACCAATTGGCCAAACAAAAATCAATGCTATTCTTTCTTTATGAGTAAACATATACTCAGAACTAATTTTAACTGTTGCGTAATGCATTAACCATTGAAATAATACTCCAATTAATAAATATAGGATCATACCGAAATATAATGAGGACCTTTTAGGTCCTCACGCTTTAATTCATTTCTACTAAATTTCTTTTTATCACCGTGGTTTTTAGATATCATCTTCCTCCGAATCAGATTCGCTAAATGTCCCTCTTCGGTATCTCGTCTGCTTTGGGGTATCTTCTTCATCATCGGGCCAATCTTCAAAATCACTTTCCATAAATATTGTCAATCCAGTTATTAAAATCTCGCTTTGTAGGATCGTAATTTGGGGGGTAAACTACCTTAAAAGAAGAAGGAATCTTTAGGTCGTTTTGCATCTCTTGGGTCTGTGTCGTTTGCGAACGATAAACCAATTTTTTCAAGTTTTTTACTAATTTGGTTAGTCCCATAGTAGTAAATTGGGCCATTATATTCCTCATAATATGATTTGTTAGGGTTTTCAACATTTAAAATTCTACGTTTACCATTAAAGCTTCTGAATTCACGGGCTGTAACTCGAGCCCATCTTTCACCATCAAAACTAACTTCGCAACACCACCCACAATTGAATTCATAGGTTAGCTTGATTAAATCGCCTCGTTTTTCTGCCATTAGAAAGGTAGTTCCATATCTTTACCTGTAACAAAACGATCTGCATTCATTTCTTCATAAGCAGTAATTTGTGCTTCAAGATCATCTAAATATTCAACACTCACAATTTCACCTTGGTGATAAGTAATTATATCAGTGATTTGTTTTTGATTTTCAATTACATTTACACTATTGCCATTACTGAGGCCAATATGAGTATGGCTGGATAAAAATTCAATATCAGAGATTGAACGCAATGAAATGAAGTGTTTGTGATTATTACCGAAACCGGTTAATTCTAGGAATTTCATAATTAGAGGAGTAAATTGTTATTTTCAAGACCGTACCAAAAACGTTCGAGCCAGACTCCGACTTTTACATTTTCAATTTTATCTTCGACTTTTAGACCTCCCATGTAGCGTTTATTAGCCACATGCATAATCCCAAAATCAAAATAATCACGAGCGAGATCGCGATTCCCTGTTTCGATAGCTTTTTTAGCACTTTCATAAGTTCTGTTTAGTATTCCTTTTTCCTTCTTTGCCATAACATTTATTTAACGTGGTGAATATACGAAACTATTCTTGGGTAACCAAATCTAGTGTTGAAACTTTTACTACTGCTCTTAAATGTCCATCCTCAATAGCGCATGTGTTATCCCCATTTTGATACCAAGCTAGGTTAAATACACGATCTGGGTATTTAGTGCTTGTAACTTTGTCTCCTACTTTTAGATTAATCATTGATTTTGTATTTAGTTTTCCATGTTTCAAATAAATTCTTCCCAATACCTAGCTCCAATATAATAGCATCTTTTGGAATGCCCGGAATAGTTGCTTCAATTTGGAGAAAATAATCTAAACTATAGTTTGGGGTTTTTTTAATTTTAATTGGTGAATTTGAGCGATTGGAGGTTTTCCAAACGATAACTAATGGTCCAACATAGTCTTTCGGTCTTGACATATCTTAAATATAAAATCTTTCTACTATACCTCCAACAACACCATTTCTTAATTCACAAATAGCATAAGTAATTTCATCTTGTTTGTGAACGACATGCCATGTTTTATTTTTATGGATAAATCTTTCATTCCATTTTTTACCTGGGATTTCTATTCGTTTAGGGCCTCGTCTCATCGGTATTTTTTTGCTTTATAATCTCCTTCTACGTGTGATTTGTATTTGTGACAATCCGTACAAAGTAATTGGTAATTACTAGGTTGTTCACCCTCATATGTTCCTTTTATTTCTGGGTTGATGTGATCGACATCAAAAAAAGAAACGATTTGTTTAAGTAGTTTAGTTGGGTGTTGTTTTACTTTATCAATACCACACTTCTCACAAATAAGATCTCTACTTAATACTTTTTCTACTTTATACATCAACCAGGGGCGAACTGTGGCATTTATAGCATACTGTTTATATTGTTGGTGTGTGTCACAAAATGCTTTAGCGTCAAGTGCTTTAGGTTCGTTACACCAAGATACTTTACAGCATTTTTTGTTATTAGATACATGTCCTTCCCTCATATTCCCCCAATTCGTCATAACATTTATTTTTAATTACCCGTGAATATACGAACTATATTTAAATTAAACAATTAGTTTTTCAATTTCCTTGATGTGCTTGCAGCGACGATCAAATGCTCTCCAGCTACCAGGACAAGTGCAAGTTAATTTGAGGCCATTTTGTTTAACCTTATAAAAACCACCTCCTGATGATGATTCGAACATCCATTCGTTTTGTTGAACGGGTACCTCTACTACAACAGGAGCATTGTGTTTAATATCACTAATGGTAGTTTGAGGGTGGACCTCTAGCCAGTCTGGTACTAGCATCTTTTTACCTCTAATTTCTATTAGGGCAAAATAAGGTGAACGCGATTCGTAACTAAAACGTTTTGCGCCTTGAAACGAACCAAATCCTTGACCGATTTTTAAAGCACCGTCTGCATAGACAACACGGCTACGTAAATTTCCGTATTTGTTAGTATTTGTAAATTGCCATAGCATAACCTTTATTCCTTTATTTGGGTGAATATACGAAATATCCTTCAGGTATCCAAATCTATGCCAAAAATATCTTTGGTTCTTTTTTCTGCTCTAAAGTTAACTGGGAGTCAAGAGTGATAGCTGTACATAGCCTTCGAAGATCATCTTGTCGCATACTAGCAAGATCGTCATCCTCTAATAAATAGAGAATATCGATAGCTCTAATGTTCCTCATTCAATCTTGCGTAATCAGGAGTTTGAGGCTTCTTTTTACGCTTCATAGATGTATAGCGTTGGCTAGCCCATTTATACCATTCTTGAAACGCGATATAACGGGCTTTGCTTGATACTTTACTCATAACTTAATTTGTTCAGTTGTTAATTTATTTAATACAAGGTAATTAGCCTTTAGGCGTTTTCCAAATTTTATTTTAGTAGTTTTACTTACTGATTTTTTACCAATAACTCGTTTTTTCTCTGACTTTGACATTATCTTCCTTGCCCTCTATAGGCTTTTTTATAAAGTTTACTAGTTTTAAGGCTAGATGTTTTAGTTTTAGAATGAACGCCTGGACGGGATACCTGTGGTTTTTCCTGAAATGAGGATACGGTTTGAGATTTAATTTTAGCCATTTAAAGAAACAAATTAACATTAGTAATAACTGAACAGCTATAAATATGTTAGAATTTGTCTTTAAGTTCCTCGGCTAATTTTTTAACTTTTAAAATATAATTTGGATCTTCAGCATAACCCATTTGCGATAACATATTGTAATATTGTTGATCAGTTCTAGCTTTAACTAAACCTGTTGTTGCCTGATAATAACCATAATCTTCAACTGATGATTCCCAATGATCATAATATGCGTGTCCGTTTTTGGTACCTTTACAGGTGGTAGGACGACGATGAGATTGTTTCATCCCAAATAAATTATAGTTTTGTTTAAATATTTTAGATCTAAAACCACCTGTCTCTAATGTTGCTTGAGCTAAAACAATATGTGGGAATTTTAAGTGTTTGTTTTTAAGAGATTTAATTAAAGCATCCCGACTAAAGTAATTTTGATCCATATAAATAATAAATTCTTTCTCGTATAGAGTAAGATGATTTACTTGGATAAAACGACCCGCAGTATAAGTTAAAAATAAAACAAATATTGCGATTGAATATTGTTTAAAACCGAATCGTTTAAATTCTAGGTTTTTGCGATTGAAAGTATAAAACATAACTAATTAAAATAAGTCAAGAAATTTTCCTGTGCTTTTCTTCTCTTTAAGTTTATTGAATTTTTCGTCATTCTCTAACATCTTGTCAGCTAGTTTTTCAAGATGTTTTGCTTTGACATTTTTATAGTCTTTGACTATTTTTTCGTGTTTTTTAGATTTCATAATCTAGAAACAAATTCTGAACCATCATCTACTTCAGGTGTATTGTGTAAACCCAATGCTTTTAATCGTTCAAGTTGATAATCGTCTAATTCCCATTCAAGAGCCTCTGATGTATTAAACTTAGGTACTGAGTCCTCAATTTGAGCAACATCCGCAGCATTAAATACATTACTAACCATAAGAAAATAGTGATTGTAACAAAGTACCTCTAAATTATTTAATCTATAATTTTTTGGGTCTTTATCTTTAAAATGGAGCAATAAGGGTATTTTATAATCTGATACTCTTCGTTCATTGAATCCACATAAACCACATTCTTCTTTTAAATAACCTTCTTCAAATAGACGTTTTTTAATCTTAGTTGGTGAAAAGCTAGTTACTGGGATTAACCCATTAATTAGGTCTTGTAGTGGGGGAGTTTTACCGTGGTTACCAATCCACTTTTTAATACCTCTACCTGCTTGGTTTAAATGCTGTTCAAATAAATTATCGTAGCCCGGTTTAGTGGCATCATAGAGTTTAGCCCATTTTTTATAGTGAATATAACTACAGTTCAAATAGCGGGCTGCTGAACGGTTACTTTTAGTAACCCCCATAGCACCTACAATTTGCTCCTTAGTAATAGGCTTAGGTTTTGGCATTACCCTATATCTATCTTACCCGAATTGCTAATATGTGGTGGGGTTTCATCCTCATCAAAATTTTGGAATTCGGATTTACTAGCACCATTTTTGGATTTATCCTTAATAATAAATTGGATGAATTGTTTCTCTTCCATGATTACAACATCAGTATATGAGTGGTCACCCTCCCCACGTTGTACGGTAACACCGCGTTTACGACCGACATCTGAACAGCTTACACAGTGTTTAGTGTTGGGTAATATTTCAAGACGTTTGGGATGAATTGATTCACCACACAAGAGACATTCTACTACCATAATTTCATTTTGTATCATACATATAACCTTTAGGGGGTAAATGTACGAACTATTCTTCGACCAGACAAATTAAATCGTAAAGATCTTCAGAAGTTTCTATCATAAATTGTTCTTCCCCAAAATTAATAATTTTATCTTCTGGGTCTTCAGCTAGGTAGTGTTCGTAGATATACCATAAAATTACATCAGCAACTTCTTCTTCAAATGTATAGTAGATAATCCCCTCAAGCGATTTAGCAAATAAATCTTCCCAACTCCAAAGATCTAAACCAAATTTTTCTTGCATTTCCTGGGAGCGGATAACTGCTTTTCTATAGTTATCTACAAAAATAATAAAATTTTTCCTAGTTAATTCCTCAGATGTAAGAATTTCACCCTGTATATCAATTGGGGTATCAAACACCTTTTGAAAGAATTTTTTAAAATCTTTTTTAGGATCCATTAAAATACCTTTTTCTTATTTATAGCCCAGATTGAAAGGAATGTTTTAAGTGGGAGTTGCTTTTTATCAGCAAAATGCTTAGCAGCCTCTAAACGAGAACTAGTTAATAATTTACCCAATTTTTCTTGGTTAGGGTCACCCTTAATATAGTAATAGCAGTATATGGTCATAATCTTGATTTTAGGGTTACTAGTTCTTTGCAGGTAGCATATTCTTCTAATGCCTCGTAATGTTTGATAGCTTTATTTAAGAATGTTTTATAGTGCTCTTTTTTAATAGCTACTTTTACATTATAATTTTCTATACTAAACATTACACATTCACTTTTATTTTTACGAATAGATTGCTTTACAGCCGCTATCGCATTTTCAAACATAAATGTAATGAATTCTGGTTTGGAAGCCAACTCTAATAGCTCTTGGGGGTGGTCATACTTGATCTCTAAATCAAGTGGAAACTCTAATTTAAATTTCTGTTCCATATGAATAAATATTTAAATGGTTTCATATTCTATTTCTACTCCGTTTAATCCCCAATTTTCAGTATTTTCGGATTTAGTAAAATATTCTACCCATTTCCAAGGATCGTTATATTTTTGTTTTGAAGGAGAACTACCATCATTACCCATACCTAAATGAGACATGTGATATAAGGGGACATCATATATTGCTTCTAAGTTAAACCCATTTAATACAGCTTTTTTCTGAATATTTGTATCTGGGTAGCAAGCATAATACATGTTTTCTTCATATCCTTTAATAGTGTTCCAAACATGTTTAGATGCTAATTGGAAATCTCCACAGCAATTAATTATGCTATATCTGTCATTGGGGGTTACTTGAGCATAAAGTTTTCTTTCTTTAGTAGTTTGGTCTAAAATATCTCTATATTCTTGCCACTTATCAAATCCAAATTTAGCTACGTCTTCTATTTCTATATCTCTACGAGATAAAGTATAGAATGTATTTTTATCAGCTTTAGCTAAAAATGCTTCAAATATTTCTCTTTTAGGAGCAATAATATCAATTGTAGTATTAACTATCCAATCTGCATCTGTTCTTCTGAAGACTAAATTGGGTGGAATTTGCCCATTTACTACACTAGCATCAGCTGGAGTTAATTGGGAAGCTATATTAGGAGGAATAACTATATGTTTAATTTTACCTTGTTTGGTAATTCTATCTTCAAGTTTCCAAAGTAAAGACCCTTTATCCTCAGGAGAGTTCCAATCAATATACCATACTTCATCAAAGGTTTCTACCATTGAATTGATACAAGTAACTACTCTATCATCTTCTTTATATCCGTCGTTTCGACTGAATAATATAACTGCAGTTTTCATATAGTTGATACTCCTGATTTTTGAACTACTACTGTTGTACAATCTTGAGCGAATTGAATTGCTTTTTCTATATTTTGAGAACGAACATATTCAAATACTAATCCAGCTAAAAATGTATCTCCAGCTCCTGAAACATCTTTTACAGAAACATCTACAGTGGGATAATTTTTCCCTTGATAATCACAACCGTATTTACCTCTGGTTACAATAGTTTTATTTTTAAGAATAAGATCATTTTCTAATATTTCTTTATTACGTTCATATTCATGATAATTGATTTTAATAAAGTCTACATTATGAGCCCAATCCCCTAATATTTTTTTAGTATCTAAAAATATAGGATTAGAAGCGTTTTGAACTATAAATTCAATACCTTCTTCAAATAAAAATCCTTTACAATAATCTGAAATTATAATGGCATCATATTCTTGTTCAGGAAGGAAAGAAGCATCTATAGGTTCACATTTATCGTTTTCATCTACTCTTAAAAGTAAATAATTGTATTTTGAACAAACATATCTTATTTTACGAATCTCTGTTTTATTAGTAATAAAATCTACTTCGGCACCTAATGCTTTTAAATTAGCAACTACATTACCAGCCATCCCTGGGTTAGAGGTTTCATGCTCTGGTAAAATAATTGGGATGGGTGCTTCAGGAGCTATTCTTTCTACTTTACCGTACCTAAAAATGTCTGTACAACTATCTCCTATAACTAATATTTTCATCGTCTTAAAAACTTACGTCCTGAATTTACTCTATCTCTCCAATATTGCAAAAGGTCATTCATAGTTTGTTCAAAAGTATACTCTGGTTTCCAACCTGTATGATTTTGAAACTTAGTAATATCAGGTACTTGTAAATCAGCATCAATTGGTCTTAGACGTTCGGGGTCTGTTACAATTTCAATGTTTTTAATTGTAGATTGATTAATTAAATAATTAAGCATATCTGCAATTTTACAAGTATAATTACCTCCAATATTATAGTATTCACCTGCTGTAGGGTTAATTGTAACTAACATATGGTATGCTCTAGCTGCATCTCTTACATCAGCATAAGTTCTAAGTGAATCTAAATTACCTACGTAAATTTTAGGTTCTTGAAGACCAGCTTCAATCATTGCGATTTGTTTAGCAAATGTTGACTCCGAGAATACATCACCTCGTCTTGGGCCTGTATGGGTAAACATACGAGTAGTCATAATAGTCATATTATATGCTTCCGCATAGTAACGACCTACTAAATCAGTCCCAACCTTTGAAATAGCATAAGGTGAAGCCGGGTGGAATGAACATTCTTCATTAATTGGGAGTTTTTCTTTAGATACTCTACCAAATACCTCACTTGAAGCACAAACATGAATAATAGCATCTTTATAAGGTGATTTACGAAGTGCCTCAAGTAAATTAGCTGTACCTAAAATATTAGTTTGAAGTGTTTCAATTGGTGCATCAAAACTTGTTTGTGGGTAAGATTGAGCAGCTAAATGAAATACATAGTCTGGTTTTGCTTTATCTACAGCTGTAATAAGTGAAGCTAAATCATTTAAATCACCATAAATAAGTTCAATACGTTCTTTTTTATTAATCTCTTCAGCTAAATGTTCAATATTATCTAAAGAATCATTCCAACGAGCTAAACCATAAATTTTCCAGTCTGTATTAGCTAATAAATAATCGGTTAGGTGTGAACCCACCATTCCTGTAATTCCTGTAATTAATACGTTGTTCATTATTTATTTTATTATGCTTTGGAGGAAGGAGAATCATATCTTTCTAATAATTGTCTTTTTGCTGTCCAACCCGGCCAAAAAGGAGACCCATCATTTATATAAACATAATACATTGTTCTTCTCCATTTTGTAGGATGGTTATTTTTATCTGCTTTATGTACTAAATCTCCATGGACTGCTAATACATCACCTCGTTCATAAGATAAATGAATAATTTCTAATCCTTCTGGGATTTCGCAGTCGTTCCCAATAGGGGATGATTGGTACATTTTGCCATTTTTATCGTATGAGAAGTTAGGTTTTGGATTGCAAGGAAGAGTACCATATTTATGACTTTTAGGAACAACCATTAATGAACCATTCTCAGGTTCAGCATCGTCTAAAGATAAAGCTAAATTTAAATAATGACCACCATCTGTAGATTTACCAGCATAATTATCTTGATGCCATGTTGATCCTAATTCTAATGGGTTGTTTGGTTTACAAAAGAAAAAAATACTTCCAATAGGAACAGCTCTATCAGGGAGCAAAGCATCACCAATATCACACATAGTTTTTCCAGTATGTACACTACGAAATTCAGGTTGGAGGTGTAGGTTTAAATAATTTGTATAATGGTCTTTAGCATGTTTATCTGCTTCTTCTATAAGTAATTGACATTGTTCTTCAGAAAATACTTTTTTTAAATGCAAATATCCATTTTCATGATAAAAATTAATTTGGTCTTGGGTTAAAATATACCCCTTTTGTTGTTTAATCATATATTTATTTTACTTATTTTATTTATTTCATTATACATTTTTTCTATAATCGGTATTAATTCTTCATATTTATTTTTTACTAAATCAAGATAATTTTTTTTTCTATCACAAATATTACTTCCTCCTTGATCTATTAAACCCCCCCAATAAAATTCATTAACTGTTACTAATCTATTTATACCATAGTGGTATTTTAATAACATTATTAAACTAGCTGTGATTAATTCATGCTGTGTGCAAAATTTAGGATTTGATACAATTGGTGACATGAACTCAATCCATTTTTTAGTACTTACCGGTAATCGTTCACAGTAGTTATGGTAGATTCCGAACCCTATATTATCAAGATTATTGTCATTACAAATATACGCATTTTTTCTAACTTCTTCAGCTAATAAATCTTTTTTATTAGAAGAATGAATAGTAAATAAATCATCAGGATATTTATTCTTTTGAGTTATTATAGAAAAATCCCAATTCTTACTTACATCAAAAAAATCATCACATACCGCCCATATAAAGTAATAATCATTATTTTTTATAAAATTATGTTGAATTTTTACTAAATTAACCCAACTACCAGGAGTATGTTTAGGATGTAACCAAATAATATCAGGGTAAATATTTTTAACTTGTGAATATAATTGTATTTGATCATCATCAATAACTCCTATTATGTCAAAATTTTTTTGATCATAACAAGTAGTATATAACATATTAATAGTATTAATAAATTCCTCAACTCTATCTCTTGATTGAATTATAACAGCTATATCTTTCATTTAATATTATTTTTATACCAATTTAAAGTTTTAATAATACCTTCATCCAAGGTGTGTTTTGGTTCCCAATCTAATTTTTCTTTTACTAAAGAACAATCTAAAAATAAAGAAGTTGGAACTGTTGGTTTTGACAAATCGTGAACTATTTCTAAATCACGTTCTGAGTGAGTAATGATTTTTTGGACTAAATCTTTAATTTTAATTCCTTCACCTAAACCAATATTAAGTAATTCATATGGAGTAGTTTGTTTATTAATAGCAATATCTATAAAATCTACTAAATCTTCAACATATAACAAATCACGTTTTTCTTCTCCTGTACCCCACACATTTATTTTTCCATCTTGTGATGTCATTACTTTAGTAATAGTAGCTCCAAATACATGGGATTTTTCTAAATCATATTTATCATAAGGGCCATACATGTTAGAATGTCTAATAACTGTGTGTTTTGTTTTACCTAAGCGAGAATAAAACTCACACATTCTTTCTAAATATATTTTAGTATATCCTGCTCCAAAATAAAATGATTGTATTTCTTCTGAAGGGTTGAAATCGGATTCTTTAATAGCTATTTCAGATTTTTGATACATGATAGTACAACTAGGGAAAATAAAATGTTCTATCCCTTGTTCAAATGCTTCTCTAAGTAATAAAGAATTCATAACAGCATTGTCTGTAACATGAATGTAAGGTTTAGAAACTATATCTTTAGCTCCTGTAGTAGTAGCTGCAAATTGTAATATAATGTCTACTCCTTCTATAACTTTTTTAACTTGGTTTGGATCACGCAAATCACAATTAACCCATTCTACTCCATCATACCCATCAACTAGAGGACGTTTGAAATGAGTAGCTTTAATTTTGTATTTTCCTTGTTTGTAATAAAAATCTAATAAATTTCTACCAATAAAACCTGTTGCTCCACAAATTAATATTGTTTTATTTTCTTCCATCTAGTATAAGTGTTTGTTCTTTATTTGAAAATGAATTATATATACTATCTACTACAAAACCAACATCCATAGCATTCTGCCTATCAGGAGTTGTTTTAATATTAGTAGGGTAAACATCTAAAACATTTATATTTTTATTTTCTTCCTTTAAACTTTGAGCAAATCCTCTTAATCCCCATTTTGTTGCTGAGTATAATGTTCGTAGGGATTTAGTTTCGAGTCCAACCATTGAATTAATATTAATTATATCTGTTAATTGATCTAATAGATAAAATGTTAATAATATAGGAGAAGTTAAATTTACTTCTATCATATTTTTAATTTCGTTGTCGGAATATAATAATAATTCTTTACTTGGGCAAACTATAGCAGCATTATTTACCAAAATATTTACTCCAAAATCTTTAGCATCATCTGCTAATTTTTTTACTTCATCTGGTTTGGATAAATCATAATGTTTACTACCTTTATGTTCAAATACTTCATATCCACTATTTTTAAACTTAGATACTAAATGTTTACCTAGACCTGAATTTGCTCCTGTGATTAGAATTTTATCCATTATTTGTTAAGGGCATTAAATTTCTTATCTATTTTATCGGGGTTGGATAGGAACCATTCAATTGTACTTTCTATACCTTCTTTAATAGAAACTTCAGGATAAAAACCATACGAATTAGCTCTTTCCATACTAAAAATACGTTTAGCATCCCCAGATGGTTTTTCAGGTGAATATTGAATAGGTTTACTAAAATAATTAGCTACAATTTCTGATAGTTCTTTAATTGTTACTCCTGTACCTGAACCTAAATTAACAGGTTTAGTAATTTTGTTTTCAACTACAAACATCATTCCACGAGCAACATCTTTAGCATGAATGAAATCTCTAATTGGTGAACCATCTCCCCAAACATCAATTATATTATTTTCGTTTGCTTTTCTAATAAGTGAAGGAACAACCATAGCATTTTTTAAATCAAAATTATCATAAGGACCATAAACATTAGCTGGTCTTACGATTGAACATTTACCTTCACCACTTTGTTTTTCATAAGCTTCACATTGTAATTCCCCCATTCGCTTAGCCCAACCACCATACCAATCATTTGGTGATGGAGAACCTTCCCAAACATCATCTTCATAAAATACTTCAGCAGGAGTATAAACACCAACAGTACTTGTATACAAATACCATTTAACATTAGCTTTCATAGCTGCCTCTAACATATTAGTATTAAATTGCATCATTGGTCCCATAATATCAGCGGGTTGTTCCATTGTTACTTTGGGTGAACATTTAATACCTACTAAATTAAAAATATAATCTTGACCCTGGCAGATGTTTTGGCATTGATCAAAATACAATAAATTTGCTTGAACAAAATTTACATTTTCAGGAAGATCATTTGGTTTATTTAAATCGGCTATGGTTACATTAGCTCCTTTTTCTAGTAATAAATCTACTAGTTGACGACCAATCATCCCCGCCCCTCCTGTTACTAAAACTTTTTGATTTTTAAACATTATTTAGTTTTTTACAAAGATTAATAATTTGTTCCTCAGTTAATTCTGGATGATTACCTACATACAAAGCATTGTAGTGAACATAGTCGGCATGAGCTAAAGCTCCACTTATACGATGAGGAAACTTTTTAAGGTAAGGTTGAAGTGCTTGGTTACCACCACCAGCAGTACCTAAACGATATTCAACTCCTTCTTCTTCTAAGATGTGACAAACATCTTTAAGTTTATCACGAATAATGCTTTGCATCATTAAGGGTAAAGCAAAATTACTACTGCCCTGAGTTGGAAATGAAGTCATAAACTTAGAATTATCAAGATTATCTAACCAAGAATGGAGATTACGAGTTCTTATTTCTATATTGCTGTCTAAGCGCTTCATTTGCTCTATACCCAATACAGCATTCAATTCGGTTGAGCGCATATTAAACCCGGCTACAGCGAAAGTAAACAATGGGTTTAGGTTGGGGTACATTAACTGGTAGTCACGTTGTAGTTCTTGGGAAGCTTCACGAGTCATTCCGTGTGAACGGAACAATTTAGCTAAATCATATAATTTATCATCGTTTACACAAACAGTACCACCTTCAATAGTAGTGATATGGTGACCGAAATAAAACGAGAATAGTGAAATATCTCCGAATGAACCTACTTTTTTATCTTTATAAGTAGCACCATGTGCTTCACAACAATCTTCAATTAAAATTAAATCATGTTCTTTAGCTAACTTAATAATTTCATCATTAATAGCTGGAAATCCTAAAGTATGAACTAATACAATTGCTTTTGTTTTTGGAGTAATAGCGTTTTTAATATTTTCAGCTGTAATGTTAAAATCATTTAAACTAACATCTACAATTACAGGAGTCATTCCAAGTTGAGCTACTGAAGCCAAATCAGAAACCCAACCAATAGGAGGAACAATTACTTCACCTAAACCTTTTAACTCTTTAACCATCGCAATTGAAATATAGTTTGCAGATGCTCCTGAGTTAACCATTACTGAATGCTTAACACCTAACCATTCAGACCAAATCTTTTCAAATTCTTTTACTTTAGCTCCGTTTGTAAAACGTTCACCATGTAAACAAAAATCTGCTAATACTTTTCTATCACCTTGAGTGATATTATCATTAATAAGAGGCCAACTATATTCCATTTTTTATTTGTTTTAGTTTTTCAAGTATTTTTTCAGCTGTTGGGGGTAAATTATCTACTGATGGGTGAAATCCAGCAGTCCGTGGTTCTAGGCCTAATGTATAAACTCTTTTATTAGTTGCCAAGCTTAACTCATTAGCTATACTGCTAGCTGTTCCTTCTACATAATCATCATCTGTAACTAAACCACCGTATTTAGAATTATCTAAAGCTATTTTCCAACTATTTTCTACTATAAAGGGTTTAATCCAAAGTTGATGAATAATATTTAATTTAATCCCTTCTTGTTCAGCTAATTGAACTAGCTTTTTCATTTCTAAACGAGTTATAGAAATAGGAAATATAGTAAAATCAGCTACTGGGTGGATTGTATTTTCTAATTCTTCAGTGTTGTCATAGGATTTTCTATGTTCTGAAATATAGTAAGGATCATCATCAAGCATAAAAGAATCATAAGCAGATTGGTATTCACCTGGTGTCATAGGAGCTATAACTTTAATTCCAGGCATACGTTGAGCCATTGAGTGGTGAGATGAACCTGCTACAGGACCTACTCCGCCTTCCATAGCAATACTTCTTACAAAGATAGGACAGGGGCGATTCCAAATTTCTTTAGATTTAGCAGCATAATTAACTACTGAAGCTAAATTATACCATTGAAATCCTTGATAACGAACTACATAAATAGGTCTACCGCCTGCTAAAGCAATACCAGTAGCAATAGCACCACCAGCAACATCGGCCATTGAAAATTCAACCATACCTCCATCTTCATATATTTCAGGTAAAGTCCCACCTACCCAACCTACAGCAGTAAGGCATTGACCATAACATTTACCTTGATCTGTAGTAAGATGTTTACGGGTAATTTCTTTTATTGTATCTCTAACTGTTGTTGCCATAATTTTTCTACTAATTGTTTATTTTCTAAATCAATTTGGTTTGCTTCTTCTCCTAATGCTTTGAGTTCATTTTCGTAACGATCAAAATTATCTTCATCTTGACCCGCACCTGAATGCCAATATTTTCTGTTTGTATTAATGTTTAATAGCATTGGGCCTTCAAAGTTATAATCTTTAAGATGCATATTAATCACTAATGGATCATCTGATATGTTAAATGCTTTTATTTTAAATGCTTTAGCAATATCATCCATTTCCCAGTTACGTCTTACTTTCTTTTCAGTTAATATAGATAAGTTATTATCTTCTACTATGAATAGGATAGGTAAGTTTTTAGTTGAAGCCCAACCTAAAGCACCCATAACATAATCTTCTTCCGCGGAAGCATCTCCCATTACTACAACTGTAGGTTTACGAGTTTCATAAGCATGCCCAACAGCAATAGGGACTTGACTACCCATTAATCCATCATGGCCAAATATATTCTTTTCGTGTGAATGAATTGAAGCTGACCCTCCCATCCCACCAGCACATCCTGTTTTTCTACCTAGTAATTCATCAATCAATTCAATGGGTGAAGCATTGAATGAAAGGTATGTTGAATGTCCTCTGTGTTGAATGAAGATATTAGGTTCAATACCTTTTTTCTCTAATATAGTAGCTATACTTGCAGGAATATATTCTTGTCCTGCTGATAGGTACATAGGAAACTTAATGTGTTTCTTTTGTGCATTTTGATAAACTTGGTTTTCAAAATGTCTACAAAATGATGCTTTTTTAAAAACGTCTAATCTATAACTCATTTTCTACAAATTTTAAAGTATCATCCCAATTTTGAAAACGATATCCATTATCATCAATATATAATTCTGCTCTTGGTTTTTCGCTAGTAATACCTTTAATACAATTTATAATACCATATTTTTGAAACCATTCCGTTACTAACATAGTACCGGTTTTACCGTCTACTAAAGGGCGATCTGGTTTTGCTTTAGCTGTGAATATGATTACATCATAGGTTTCAGATAGTTTTTTAATAGCGTCTATAGATCCAGGAATTGGATTTCCATAGCATGTACCATCACCCCAACCTTGATCAGCATTGTGTAATACACCGTCAAAATCAACGGCAACTACTATTCTGTCGTTTTTATATCCAGGAGGATAAAAATTAGCCATTTTGTTGTTTTATTATCATTATTAATGTACTAGGATCTACTTTCTTAAATACCTCAGTTAATTCTTTAATCGTTGAAGATAATACAATATCTCCAGGTCCTGCTACTTTTTGATCGTAGTCAGTTACTAACCCACCTTTTAGAAACATCACGTTTAATAAATCATCTATATCTGTAAATTCATTTACGTCAGTAATATTTTTAACGTCAAGTATACAGTTAGCAAAGTTATATATCTCTGGTGTGTTTTTAATCCATAAGCAATCTTCGGCTTTAGGTATTTCAAACGTTTCGTCTTCGTATGGTTTACCTTCTCTGCCGTAGCTGTCTTTAAATCTAACTAAATCTTGCTTATCAACTGGTGTTTCAATTTCAAATATCCAAGCACCTCTTTCATCAGTTGCCTTTGTTGAGTGAAATAATCCTTTACGAATCATTATCTTATTAGTTGGATTGAGCTTATTTGTATTGTTTAAGAATGACGTTTCAGCTTGTCCATCCAATAATATTAATCCTGTTGTTTTATTAGGATGACAATGAAAAGAGGTAGAATGGTTATGTTTAATATATAAAAACCAGATAGCGACATATTCGTTTTCGTAAGCGAGATATTCATAACCCCAAGGCTTCTTAACTATATTTGTATTGTAATTACTCATTTGTTGCTTTTCTTTCGTTGTGTACTTGATAAGCTGTTCTCATCCAATCACCCATAAAGTCATAGTGTGGACATGAGATAATATTACCGTCTACTACTACCGGACCTCTACTGTAGGTTGCACCCGCATTTTCGATATCAGTATCAATACTATAATACCCAGATAATGTTCTACCTTGTAATATTTTAGCTGATATTAATAATTGGGCCCCATTACATACTGAGAATATTGTTTTGTTAGATGTATTCCATTCTCTAATAAACTGTAGTACACCTTGTTCTTGTCTTACTTTTTCAAGTGCTTTAACTCCCCCTGGTAGTAGTAGGATTTCATATTCATTTAAGTATTGTTGTCTTGTTGTTTCGTCTAAGAAGATAGATGTTTCAACATCACAAGGCATGTGTGTACCTAATGAACCCCAGATTTTACCTACTTTATTAGCCATTAATGTTACTTCGTAACCAGCTTCTTTTAAACTATAATAAGGGTAAATCAATTCATGATCTTGGAATTTTTCCCAAGTAATAATAAGTGCTTTTTTCATATTGTTATTTTTGTTAAATATAATTAATTTATTTTGTATTTCCAACTATTTATCACGTTTTTGTAAAATTGGATTATTAATAGGCCAATCTATTCCTATTCGTGAATCGTTCCATTTTAATGTAAATTGTTGACCTACATCAGCATATTCACCATCATAAGCCCATTTATAATGGAATACTGAATGGTTACTTAACACTAGAAATCCATTTCCAAACATAGGAGGTACTAATACTGATTTTTTAGTTCTATCATCTAATATTATCCAATCCCATTTTAAATAGTTTGGTGATTCAGGTCTATTATCAACGACTACAAAATACATTTCACCATATAAACAAGTAATTAATTTCCACGATTTATTATCGCCGTGGATTCCTCTTAATACATTGTGTCTTGATGTAGATACTTTATCGTGGTTAAAATCTAATTTAGGTTCAAATTTATCTTTATGCCATAACGTCCATAAGTCACCCCTAAAATCAGTGTAAACATCTGGTGCATATATTTTTACTTCAGGAAATATCATTACCAATGGGTTATAGGGTTTAAGATTTCTATATTAATATGCCTATCTCTAATTAAAATATTGTTTTTAACTATCATATGTTATTTAGTTTAATTATTTCATCTAGGATGTAATTTAATTTATTTTGGATAGTATCTTGTTTATTTACCTGGTAGTTATATTCAATATAAGGTAACCTATCATAGTAGTCTTTTTCGGTTAAATTATCTAGTATATATGATAATTCTTCTACATTATTAAACCTAATAATACCTCTCTCATCATATCCAAATTCTTCTAAATTAGGGCATCCCCAGTATATTGGAATAACTTTAGAAGCAAAACACGACCATCCTCTATCATTTAACCAGTTTTCTTGTTTTAGGTTTTCAACCCCAATACTAAACATCGTATTTTTATATAGGAATTTTTTACCATAAAATAGAGGGTCATTTTTGTATTCAATAGGAACATGGGATAAGTCTTTAGAATATTCAGCATATCCCGGGCGTGTACCTGTTTTATGATCAAAATCATCTAATACATAATACCACTTATTAGGAATTTTAATTTTATTTTTTAATTGAGTGTATATTTTTTGTCTAAGCTGATGTCCTTCAGTTAAGTTTTTAGTTCCACATAAATAGGATACTTCAAACTTTTTTTTACCTAAAAATTCAAAAGCACGATTATCATTTTCTCTCCAACTACACTGAAATTCAATTGCGTTAGAACAATAATTTAATACATCTTTATTCCAAGATATAATAGCGTGGAAGTGATGATAATTATGACATACCCAAGTATGAATACCAAAGAATTCATTTGGTTCATGCAATAAAAATATATTTATTCTATCTTTATCTAAATTTGTGATATTAGTATAATCAACATATAAATCAATAGGATAATTTTTATATCTTTCAATATAATAATCAAAATATCCTGGTGTTTTAAAGTCGCAAAATACTTTCATTGTTTATTTGTTTTTCCAAGAAATTTCCCAATCTTTAAAATCTGCTGCTAAACAATCAATTTTATAGTCTTTACGTCCACCCATTACCTCTTGAATTTGGTTTTTAGCAGTATTGCGAATACCGTTTAAACCATGAGTTAATACTAAAGCATTTGCCCCAGATTTACCACTTCTTACATTTGATTCGTTATGCCAAATGTGTAAGTTCATTTGAGATAATACTACAATTGCTCTGATTGTATCAGCTGTAATTGGTTCTTTACTTTCGTTAAGATGTAACTGAATATCATGCACAATGTCAGCTATTTCAGCTGCATATTCTGCTTTGTGTTCTATAATAAATACTTCTTTTAGTTGTGTAATACTTAATCTATCGATTAATTCACTTAATGTTGGTAGATATTTTCGGTCGCTCATAGTGTATTATAATATAAATTTTGTTTTTCTTGTCTCTTAATATCTTTATGATGGCTTAAACTAAACTCTATTTCTAAAGGTAATATAGCATAAGTTTGGTATCCTTCTAACACTTCATGTACTTTATTTTTCCACTTGATCTTTCCGTTATTAGCATAGATCCTCCATTGTAAATCAGGCCAGTTAACCCTTCCGTGATTATCAACAGTCCATCCCCACTTTTGGGTATGTTCTGGTGTTAAACCATGAACTGTGTTTACTCTAGGTACTCTAAGTACCTCTATTTGGTTAGCCTCTAGAAGGGTGGGTAGGGATTGAAGTAGGTGTGTGTTAGGTACCTCATCAGCATCAATCTGGAATATGTAATCACCTAAGCATGCTTCAGTTAAAGCATTCTTCATATTAGCAAAATGCCCATCAAAGTGGTAATGTATAAAACGGAATTGGGCAAAGGTATCGGATGATATACTTCTTAGATATTCATCTACTGCTTTAGTTCCATTATTGGAATCATAGAAAATAACAATCTCATCTTCTTTCCTCTTATTTTCAATCAAGAAAGGAAGCAGTCGCTGTATCTCTACTAGCTCATTACAGACCGTTAATGCGTAACTTATTTTCATATCATTCAGGCAATACGCCAATGTACGAAAGGGCTTCCATATACTCACGTTCAGGAAAATGTTTTAGCGTAGTCATATCCATTTTATAATCGTACTCTTTTCCTTTAGCTTTAAATTTAGCTTTTTCTTTATCTGACATAAGAGTAGCTTTTACAGCACCCCAATTCCAATTTTGTCCATTAGGACCATCAGCAAATACCATTCCTTTATCTGGAAGGTTTACTACTGATGGCATCCAAATAGTTCCGTTATCGTCTTCACCCATTAATTCTTTATAGAGTTCAGGGAGTACAGTCATTTGTTGTTCTAAAAATTCTGAACCACTAACCATAGCGGTGTTAGCCATAAATCCACAACCATAGCAATGATAGAGTTTAATTTCAGAATTTACTTCTTGGCAATAGCAGGCATCTGACCCGCAACGTTCACATGTTATTAAATTATCCATTATTTTATTTTTTTATTTTTTAATTCCGTAAAAGTATAAATCATTTCCTCCAAATCCACAAGGCTGTTCTATAAACATGTATTCATTAGTTTCAAAATGTTTATCAATATCAATAACTGCTCTTATATCATCTTCGGTTAAATTTTTATAATAATTAGCCCATTTTTCATTCATATGTTGTAAAAAAGGAGCATCAGATGGTGTTGTTCTTAAAGTACCGTGTTCTGCTCTATTAGTAGAAGCACAAGTCAATATCATTAACCCACCTGATTTTAGTAACCTAATCATATTATTAATAGTTCTAGCATAATAAAAATCATGTTCAAAACATTCAGCTGATGTAACAACATCAAACTGGAATCCACTGTCATATAAATGACCAGGACATACTACATCAACATTGTTCCCTTCAAATAAATCTACACCTATATAATAATAAGGGGCACTAAATAAATGTTTAATACTACCATTAATATCTAAAGATCCAATATCTAATACTTTTACATCTGAAAAAAATGAAGGATATTTTTCTTTAACTGATTGGAAAAATATTTGTTGTGATGGGTGAGCCATTATTCTACTTTTAGTTTTTTAGGTAATTCAATTTTTTTTAAGTTAGGTAATTTAAGTTCTACCTTTTTAGGTAAATCAGGAATATGTTGAGTAAATAATTCATTTACTTTATTTTTCATAGCTTCCCAACTAAACTCCTTTTTATTTTTAAATGCCTGACGTTTAGCCCCATTAGTATACTTTTTATAGTTTTCAAATACATCTTTTAGGTAATGTCCTATTGCCCCATGATCTACTGAAAACCATTGGCTTTCTTTTAGAATCATATTAGGTACAGCCGCGGAATCATGAACATTTTCCAATCTACCAGGGAGTAAAGAAGTGAATTCTGAGTTTAGGAAATCAATATGTCCTGACCATCCCGAAGTTATAATTGGTTTTTTAGTTAAGCTAAATTCAAGAAGTGGTCTGCCAAATCCTTCACCTTTAGTTAAGCTAACCATAGCTTTTATTTTAGGATGATTATATAACTGATTCATTTCAATATCAGTAAACTCACCATGTAAAAGATAAATGTTAGGTAAATTAGTTGAAACTACAGTTTTTTTAATTTGATTTATCTTTTTTAAAAGTTCATTTCGATCCATATAGGAAGCACCAGAACCACTTGTTTTTAAAATGAGTGCTGGTTTTTTGGTTTTATTTTTAAAGGTTTCATAGAAAGCTTTAATTAACAAACCTACATTTTTTCTATCTTGACCTAAATCACCCTGCATCCAATGTCCTACAAACAAATAAGCAAATGATTCAGGAAGAGAAGTAATTGAATTATGTAATTCATTTTTAGGTAAAATATCTAATACCTTGTAAATATCAATGTTAGCTCCTTCAAATAATACTTCAATTGGTTTTTCTACTTTAATCTGACCCAATGATTGCCCATTAGTGTGTTTTTTTTCATAAGTTGAGTTAAGAAAAGATTGTTTTGAATGTTCTGAGGAGACTAAATTAATGTTCATTCTATTAATTCCTTCTACCCAACTCCCATCTACCAAAGTAGTTTCCATACCTGCGGTACAACCAATATTGAATTTACCAACGGGTTGAAATTCGTTTGGAACTGTAATTTGCATCCAAATATCGGGTTGTTCAGTTAATTGAGGGTGGTTATGTAGATGATTATTTAAAAATGACCATTCAGGATTATTTTTGATAAATCCCCAGGGTGTGTTTCCCCAACGTTGTGAGATTAATTTAACATCGTATTTATCTAATTCTATAATAGCTTTAATTAAATCTCTAGAGCGGGCCCCATAACCACTATATGTGTCAAACGGGCAACTTATATAAAACGTATTTTTACTCATATTAGTAGATTAATTTATGGTTTAGAATTGGTTTTTGATAGGTATTAGCATTAATAAGTTCAAAATTTTCTCTAGGAGTCCAAATAGAAAATAACTTATCCATACTTTCAATAATACGATTTGCTTGGTGTTCCTGAGTGAATCCGGCTTCATTAGATAAAGCCCATTTTCTACCAGCTTTACCTCTTACTTTTCTTTCTTTAGAGGATAAGTTATAAACTTCTTTAATACATTCAGATGCATCTTCCCAACTACATCTATCATCAAATATATAAGGAGTTGGAGGAGAACCTTGGATTGAACTATTCGTAGGATAAACTGGAAAGGCCCATTTACCATGTTTTTTATAGGTACCTCTATGGTTTGAAGGGAAATCCGCATCGAAATCAATCCAAGTACCATCTTCAAATTCAAAGCGCATTTGGTCTTGCATTCCACCTGTTACGTTAGCAATAATAGGATTACCAACTAAAAGTGCTTCTGTAAGTGATAAACCCCACCCCTCATTTGATGTAAGTAGAATTTGAACATCTGATAAATTATATAAATAATTCATTCGTTTGTTATCATATCTACCTTCTGTAAAGATAATATTACAATAAGAAGGGCAAAGTGTTTGGATTACTTCTAAAAGATCAGTACCATGTTCCGAAATAGGTTCAGTATGAAGCATTAGTACTACTTTTTCCCTTTGTTCAGGGGTTAATTCCTCAACAAATTGTCTAAAAGCTAATATAGTATCAGGTACTTGTTTACGACGGATATTTCTAGAGTTAAAAAATACTACAAACTCATATTCTTTACCTTTAAATAATTGCTTTTTAAATTCAATAAATTCTTTATCTTGTTCTTTATTCTCAATTGGAAAATATACTTTAGGATTTAAACCATGAGGAACGTACTTAATAATTTTATTTTTAACTTTATCACCTAAAACAAGTTTATTAATATTAACTGTTTGTTTTGAGATTCCAAACAAAGCATCGCATGATTCGTAAAATGCCTGGTTATAATATGGGGCTGGGAGGTCATCCCAAATATTTAAGTAAGCAATAGGAATTTCTTTACGAATTTCATTTTCAATAGAAAATAACCAAACCCAATAACGTGGATCTGTAATTAAGAAAATAGCATCTGGTTTTTCAATACTAATAATATTTCTTAAAAGAGCAGCATCACCATAACCATTTACTGGGTAAAGAAATACACTTGAATCTTCAATCCCAGCATTTATATTAGTATCAACACTTAAATCTAAACGTTTACCAGCATCAGGGTGTTGGATAGCTCCTCCAATATTTACCCAATTGTATCTATGGGATGTCCCAATTATTAATTCTTTTCCTACTGTTCCAATACCTGATGGCATTCTAATATCATCGCACATCAAAAGAATTTTTTTCCTTTGATCTTTTGGTAAATAACCTTCTTTCATAAATTTTAAATATCTAAATCGTTGTGACTATGGATTTGTTTTCTAAACGTTTCATTTGTAAGGTACAAATGAATTGCGCGGTCGGCAAGTTTTTGAAACGAAAATTTGTGACGAACGCAAGAAATTTTGAATTCATCAAATAAGTCACCTTGGATTTTTACACTCGTAAGTGTCATGTCCTTTTTACTCATAACATTGTTTTTTAATTAATATAACATATATAAATATATTGGGATTATTTAAGATAATCCTTTATCGCACAATTCTTTATTATTTTTAAATAAACAGTATGTGCAATTGTATTTTGAGGGATTTTTTAATTGAGGTCCCATATTATGGGTACCATCTTTATTGAAAGCCATTTCTATAAACTCTTGAAAACGTTTTGTTGTTTTATTAAGTTTTATTTTACCAGAAGCTGGTATGTAAGTTTGTACTCTAGGGTCTGGGAATTCAGGGTTCCCGTGTAATTTTCGTTTAACAATAAAATATTCGATATTAATATCATCAATGGGAAACCCGTATAATTCACTAAAAAATTTCTTATAGAGAATTAGCTGCATCATTTTTACCTCGTCATTTTTTTCTTTATCTCTCCAACCTCGAGTTGAAGTTTTAATATCTATAATCTTTATTTTATTTAGTGTTTCATTATACAAAACAACATCTAAAAATCCTTTATAATATAGATTTTGGTAAAGAGGGTTTGGTTGAAGAATAATAGGTACTTCAATCCCTACTAGCCACCAACCTCTTTTACTAAAATATTTACCCTTATTTTTCTTAAACCAAGAAAGAATACTTAAACCATCTTCATAAAATTCTCTTATTTCCTTAGACGATGAAAAATGTTCCTTTTTATTTCGTTCATAATCAGCTTTATATCCTTCTCTAAGTTTTTCTTCAAATTGCTCCTCTAAATTAATTTGATCCGCTGCTGTTTTACTCACGTTATAAAACGCAGTTAAATAGTCTTGCAATACCGTGTGCATTGCTGTACCAAATGTCATATGAATCGATACTTCCGACGTATAATGCCCATCTCTATATTGCAGTGACCATTTATGGGGGCAGCTCTCAAACATAGAGAACTGACTAAATGAGATTTGCTTTTGAAAGCTATAGTTAATTTCAGGAGGTGTGAATCGTTGTACTTCCTTAACTATGGAGGGTATTTTCTTTTTAGCCAAAACTTATTTATTTAAGTATTTTTCAATATAAGTTTTTTGGTCTTGTTCTCCAATTTTAAGTACTTCAGAAGATAAAGAAGTTGACATTTCTGTATAAATTTTTTCTCCTAAATAGCTATAATTAGGAAATTTACTATAGTTTAAATAATAAGTGTCACCACACCAATGTTTTAAATCATTAGGTATTATAACATCATTTAACTTATGATTAAAAATTAAACACCCCCAACCATTAACTGTTTCTATACCTAGTTTTCTTTCAAAACCATAAATAAAGGGTTCAATTTGTGTTTCAAATTGACTGGGGTGCATTCCTATAAAACCAGTTTGGGGATGTTGTTTATAGAAATTTATAACATCAATGATAATTTTAGAGTTAAAATTTATATCATCATTACATAAGGCATAATAATAATTTTTAATTTGAGTTATCCCATAATTCCAAGATCCATTACAATGTCTTTTTTCAGTAAAAGGAATAATTTTAACTTTTTCTAAAACAAAATTATTTAACATCCCATTGCTAGGAGCATCTTCTATAACTAATACTTCATTTACATAATTACAACTATTTAAATCATAAAGTAGTTGAATTAATCTAGGAGATTTATAGATAGTAGGGATTATAAAACTAATCATTTTCTTTTTAAAATAGTTAAACCATTATTATTAGCAAATGATTCCCACAACTCCCATTCTTCGTGGTAAAATAAAAATTCCATAATAGCAGCCCAAATACCTTTTTCATCTCCTCCAAACCCACCATTTCTAAAGGAAACAGTATCATGAAGCATAAGGTATTTATTTGCTTTTGAATGATATACTTCTAACTCATTTTTTACTTGCTGGTAGGTATGATCTGTATCAATAAAAATAAGATCGAAATTGGGTAATTGATTGTATATTTCAGGGTTTAAGTCATCCCCTAAGATAAAATCAAATTGGGTTCCTTGTTGTTCAGCTCCTTTTTTTAATTCATCTAAACTAGCTCCAAACTTAGATGGATGTTCAACATCAAAACCTGTATAAACTTTAGGTTTACCAGCTAAAAAAGCCCAAGAAGCAACTATCCATCTAACTCCTAATTCTAAAACTGATTCACATTCTTCAGTGTAACATTTTATAATAGGAAAATGTTCATTTATATCTGAAGGGGTATTCCGAAGATAATGGTATTTTTCTTCTACAATTGTTCTATTCCAGGGTTCCATTTATTTCCACTTACCTTTCATAACTAACTGGGCTATAATCCCGTAATTAGAAATGTCTATAAAACTATCAATCATTGCTTCTCCTTTAACGTAATTTTTTCCATTACGTTGAAGCATATTTTTTAAACGATTAATCTTATCATTACATCGTAGCCAAATACCTGTAATAGATAGACTAATGTCTTCTTCTTTTTCTAAGGTAGAACCTAAAGAAATATTTGAAAGACCATAGTCCATCATTTTACTAGCAAACAATTCATATTGTTCTTTTTGAATCTGTTGAAATTCATATGCTAATTCAGGGTATGTTTTTTCGAAATCTGTAACTGCTTTGTTGTTTCCGTAACCTACTTGTTCTTCCATTTAGAGAGTTTTTACTAATTTATCTTGTTCTTTTTGATCAATTCCCATTTGCCATAAAATATGTCGAACACCCGGTTCTCGAATTATATCAATGTAGTGATCGGCTTCGCCTAAACTACATTCATAATATTTTGCTATGTATTCTGCTATACTTGGTGGTCTTTGTTTCTTACTAGGTTTGATATATTTTAACCAAACTTTTTTCTTTGGGATCATTTCTCTGTAAATGGTATAAATTTGTTTTTTATTCTGTGGATTTATCTTTTGAACATAATTTACAATTTCTATGTAATTTATATCCATCGATAAATATCTATGAACCATATAAGAGTTGAATGAGTCCCATGACTCTTCGCTGAAATCGTTCGGAAGAGTTTTTTTAACTGTTATTTCCTCCAGCCAATCAAATAGCGTCCGGGTAGTCGTCTTTGATGTCACCTGGTAGAGTTTCTTTTAAAATTGCGCCGGTTTTAACATCATAAAATATTGGAATAGGGATGAGAGCATCCTTATCGGTACCCACAGCAAAGCGAGATGCTTTACGAAGGATAATACCTTCAGCCACTACGTAGTTACCGTCTGGTGTTTCTACTTTTTCTGTGTTTTTAAGGTCGATGTTTAGTTTAGGGGTTTGTTGATCCATTTTTTCTTTGTTCTAGATAATCTATTATAAAACCAATCGCTACTATTAAATTCATACCTACACTAGCGATTATTTCGTGTAGGTCTTGGTAGATATTTACACTTAAGTGTACGTGTCCAACCATCCAGAAAGGTATGGAAAGGTTTTGGCTAATCCAAATTACAGTATACTTAAGGAAGTGTTTCATACTCTACGTCTTCTATTTCTCTTACAAAATATATAATTCCTTCTTTTTTAAAGGTATGACTACAATGCCAAAGTTGTCTTAGGATATCTAAATCCCATTCTTTATCTTCTCTTAAAATTCTAACTACTTTAAATAATTTATCATTAGTAGTTATAACCTGGTAGTTCATAGCACTTGTATAATTTGGGCTATACAAGCCATCATGTTTATTTCTTTATCGATCCTAAAATTAGCTTGGTACGAATGTTCATTAATGTATATCGTAACCATTCCTTCGGACTGAGGAGCATAAGTAGAAACATTATCGTAAAGCGCTTTAAATAATTCATCATAATCATTGATATTGGAGTCAGCTATTATCTGACGGATAGTTTTCCAGTTTTTTCCGGTTTTAAGCTCGTTTATTACTTGCTCAATATAGTTATTTGATACTAGTATTGACTTGTCTAAAACTAGTTTATTATCAATGGTAGATAACTGAGCTGTACCTAAGATTTTACGGATATCAGGGTAATATTGCTTAACAATAGGTCCTAGTGTTTCCTTAGTCCATTCAATATTTTCATTATCTAAAATACCTGCTATATGAGATGCTACCTCTCTCATAGAAGGAGGTACAATTTTGAGTACCTGACATCTTGACTGTAAAGGGTCAATTATACGCTCAATATAGTTACAAGTTAAAATAAAACGAGTACTACGAGAGAATGTTTCGATTACATTTCGAAGTGATGCCTGAGCCTGAATAGTTAAAAAATCAGCCTCATCTAAAATAATTACCTTGAGAGGTTTGAACGAAGCCGATGAAGCAAATCCCGACACTTTGTCCCTAATTGTTTCAATTCCCCTTTCGTCTGAGGCGTTGATATAAAGATGGTCACAGTTAAGGTTATTAACAATGAGCTTAGCAAGAGTAGTTTTACCAGTTCCAGGTGGGCCATAGAATATTAGGTTTTGTATATCGTTCTGTGATAAATATTTCGATATAGTTGCCTTAATATTTTCGTTACCTACATAATCCTCTAGTTTAGTAGATCTATATTTTTCAACTAATAGAGTATGTTCTTTATTCGAAATCACCATATAGGTCGTACTTCTTGGGTTCAGGTTTTGGAATTTCTATTTCTTCGGTTGTAATAATATACAACTTCCCATTAATAGGCTCAAGCCTAAATGCTTGAGGTTTAGAGGTTGCTTGTTGGTACCAAGCATTTAACACCTCAGTTAATGAATCATAAATTTTCTCACCGTTAAGGAGTTTCCACCTGTCACCAGGTGGAACTCTCTCAGCGATTTGAATATTTCTTTCTACTTGTTGGGATTCCATTAGAACATGCCTCCCATTCCACCCATTGGATCAGATTCTTTCTTGTTTTCGGGACTATCAACAATAACACATTCGGTTAAAAGGATAGTACCTGCTACTGAAGCTGCATTCTCAAGTGCGGTGCGAGTTACTTTAGCTGGATCAATGATACCTGCTTCTTTCATGTTTACAACAACTTCTTCTTTGATGTTGTAGCCTAACCAAGTGTTAGTTAGATCTAGTTGTAAACCTACCATTTGTGCTTCGGTAGGACTAAAACCAGCATTTACAAGAATTTGCTCAAATGGTTTACCACAAGCTTTCCAAACAATCTCTGCTCCGATATTTGAGCGATCGATTGCCTCTCTAGCATAAATTAGAGCAGCACCACCCCCTGGGACGATGCCCTCTTCAATAGCGGCTTTAGTTGCGTAAAGGGCATCCTCTACACGGTCTTTCTTTTCTTTGATTTCTGTTTCAGTGTTTCCACCGACATGAACGATAGCTACTCCTCCAACGAATTTCGCAAGCCTCTCTTGGAGTTTTTCTTGTTCGAAAGGGGTTTTTGCTTTTTCGATTTGCTGTTGAAGTTCTTCAATACGTGCTTGTATTGACTCAGATTCTCCTCTTCCATCTATAATGGTTGTTTGGTCTTTAGTTATTGTTACGCTTCGGGCTGATCCGAACCAATCCCAACTGAATTTGTCAAGCCGCATACCCTTATCGGTGCTAAATACCTGACCTCCTGTCAAAATTGCAAGGTCGTCCAAAATTAACTTACGGCGATCACCAAAGTCGGGAGCTTTAACAGCTGCTACTTTAATTGTACCGCGTGCCTTGTTTACGATCAGTGTAGCAAGTGCTTCACCTTCAACGTCTTCGGCAACGATTAATAAGGGACGATTTTGGTTAGATACTCCCTCTAGAATAGGAAGAAGATCTTTAACGGTTGTGAAACGCTTATCAGCAATAAGGATAAACGGATTATCAAGATAGGTTGACATTGAATTATTGTCAGTTACAAAATAGTGTGATTTGTAACCTCGGTCAAATTGCATACCCTCTACTGTTTCAAGGTATGTTTCACCTGATTTAGATTCTTCGATAGAAACTACACCTTCACGTCCTACTTTATTTAGAGCAGTTGAAATCAACTTACCTATCTCCAATTCGTTGTTAGCTGAGATTGTAGCAATTTGCTCTAGTTGCTCCTCATTTGAGACAGCCTCTTTAATATTGATACGAAGTTCCTCGATTACTTGTTTAACAGCAACATCAATGCCACGTTTAATTTCTACAGCGTTAGCTCCGTTATTCAAGTGGTTTAAACCAGCTTTAACCATTTCACGAGCTAGCAGGGTTGAGGTAGTAGTACCATCTCCTGCTACATCAGCAGTTTTAATAGCTGCTTGTTTTACCATTTTAACGCCTACTTCCTCTATATTGTCTTTTAGAGAAATAGACTTAGCTACAGTTACACCATCCTTGGTTGACTGTACCTGACCCATCTCGTTAACGATTACTACGTTACGACCATTAGGTCCTAGAGTTGCTACTACAGCATCTGCTAGTTTATCAATGCCTGAAACTAGTTGTTTACGTGCTTCAGGACCAAATTCAATTACTTTACTCATTTGTTAAATATTCTTTTTCTTTATCGGTTACTTGGGTTTGAGCTAATACTTCTTCAATAGGAGTTAGTTCAGGAGAAATTTTTGCTAGAATATCGTTTTCACGACCAATCCAATACTCTTCTCCTTTGTATTCGAATTTGGTAAATCCCATAGTAGGTAGTACTACCACATCTCCAGCTTTTAGAGTTGTAGGTAAAATACCTCCCATAACTGAAGGAGCACCTGGTCCTATTGAGATTACTTTAGCGGTTTTATTTTTTTCATTGCCTAGATCCGGGACAACAATGTTGCCATAGGTTGTTTCTTCTAGTTCAATGGGCTGTACTACGACAGCGTTGTAGAGTGCTTCAATCATATTTTAATGATTTTACTTAAACGATTCATGATTTGATTATAGGTGTTGATAAATTCTTGGATCGTGTCATAGCTGACACTCATAGCTTCATCTCGAGCAATGGCTTCAAGCGCATTGCTTAGACTAGTATAATATCCAAGGGTTTGTTGGTATTCTTTACCGCTTTCTCCAGCGGTAATACCTTTTTGCACCGCATAACAATAGTCATCTAATTGAATATAGTATGGTTCAATTAGGGGGTCTTTGATATAGCGAGTGTACTGTTTGGATTCTTTTGTCCTCATAACATTTATTTAATTATAACGTGAATATACGACCAAAATTGCGCTAGGGCACGTTTTTAATCGAAAACTATTACTTTATTTTAAGTGATTTTGGTTTTGATTCTTCAGCAAACGGTACTGAAATCTTAAGAAGTCCATCTTTCATTTCAGCTGATGATTCTGGGAGATTAAACTTGGAAGCGACTTTATAACCTAAATTAAAAGAACGCTTTGCAATTCCTTTGTGAATGTATTTGCAATCATCTACTTCACAACATGTTTCGTCCTTTGATTTATTATAACTGATTTTAAGGATATCCCCTTCGATATTGATTTCAATATCAGATTTAGTAAGACCCGTACATGCAATTTCGAAATGCAGTCCGTCCTTATTTTCGTAAATATCTACAGGGTGGGAAATTTTGGCTTCATTAGCCGGTTGAAAGTCTAGTTCAGACTTAAAGAAATCTCTAAATAAGAGATCAAATGGTGAGATATGTCTCTCAAAAAATAATGTACTCATATCATTTTAAATTTGTGCTGTCCGAAGATCAGCGGTTAAACATTAACATAACTTTGTGCCCTAGCTACAATTTTATGTCCATAATAAATATTATTAATTAGTGGTTCCTATAATATAGTAAGTACTTTTCCATTTATCACCCTCAAATATAAGTCTAAGCAATCCATTTATATTTAAGCTCATATAGGCTTTATTCGCATCTTTGTTATTTGCGAATATAACGCGGATCATTTCAGAATTGAATGGGGTGTTGAAATTATATTGGTTGCCCGTTATAACCGTATTAGGAACGATATACTCCACCTTATGTGTGTGTGTTGAGTTATCACCAAATATCATTGTTAATACCTGCTCACCATCAAAATTTGTGGTGATAGTAAAGTTTACGTTATCGCTTTGTAGAGCATTTTTAGCCCTAATAACAGCCGAAATAGCATCTGATTCGAGGACACTTTCAACAATATAGTTGTCTGGGTCCATTACTGTACCTGGTTTTTGGATTAATAAAAGATCAGATAGTGAGTAATTAAGTTTATAATTTGTATCCTCGATTACTAATCTACCAAATATTTTACCTATTTTTTCTAATTGTAGGTTAACATCACCCGAGGTAATAGCTAACAGTTTATCTAACTGAGAGGTATTATAAATAGCAATTTCGCAATCCTCTATATCAAAAGAAGTATGCGTTATCTCCCCAATCATATCCTTAGTGGGTGCGTTAAATTTAATTGTAAGATGTTTATTTTGAACTGTCCATTTTACAGCATCAATCATTCCTCCCAAATTATATTTTGAGATAGTTGACTGTAGTTCTCCTTTATTTATCATATTTTAAAAACTAAAAAACATATTTCTATATGGGTTCAAATTTAATGACCAACCCAGGTCATGGTAAAAACCTTCTAGCTTACTTTCCAAAATCGATTCAAATGATTTGTGTTTATCTGCATATTCATCCAATAATATACGAATCTTTTCTGGCATATCAAAATCTAAAAATGCAAGTGCTTCAATTCTATATGGATTGTCTCTTAAATAAATCCATTTAATCTTATCACCCTGTACAATACGAGAATGTTGTTTATCTAGACCCCAAAACGACAATAAATCATTATATTTAATAGCTGCTTTAACTGGAGCTGGTGCTTTTGATTTAATTAAAGAAAACATTTCTCCAGGTTTAGGTGCACTTTGAATATAAGCATTTAGGGTTTTTACCGAAGTTGGGTTACCTAAAATTGCAATATCGCATTCTTTAGACATTATATATTTTCTAAAATCTAAAAGCCATTTATCAATTTCACCTTGTTGGGTACCTGTAAGAGCAGATTTTAAAATCTTATTAAAAAATTTCCCAAAAATTGGTGGGAAGTTAGCTTTCATAAACTCCAGACCTTTAATATCTAGCTCGTTTTTAACTTCACCTTCTTTTTTAGTAATCCATTGAGCATATCTTCGAGTCGCTCTAAAGTAAGCCGAACGAATTATACATTCGGTCTTCATATCAAAATGATGAACAGGAACGTTAAATACGTCTGTAGACATTTCGGAATAATAATCCGTAATTAAGTCTTGATATTTAAGGGCAATTTCTTCAAGCTTGTTGTCTCTTTCCTCTTCACCCATTTCATCAAAATTAGGATAAAGATGTCTAAGTATAGGCTCGGCATTATAATAATTGGAGTCTGTATCAACGTAGGCACAATAGTTAGTGTCCCCTTCCTTGCAAATAAACCAAGGTGTACTTTCTAAATTAATCATCCTACTACTACTATTTCTCCTAAATTATGAGACGAAATATAATACTTAAATTCATATTTGTCAAGGAAATCCATAACTATTTCTTGCATTTTTTTAGAATTACCGGTTATAATATTTATCCCTTTAAAATCAAATTTTTGCCAAAAGAAAAAATCAATCAACTTATCCTCAACATCAGCGTGTTTAACTCTGTGTAGATCAAGAGTTGCTTTCCTCTTCATTATGGAATACTCCTTCAATCTCACCTTTTTGGTTATAGATTTGTTCGGGAACAGTAATATAGAATTTTTCTCCTTTAATACTAAAGCGCCCCCCTTGTCTAAGCATTTTCCTAAAGAATAATATCTCTTTATCTGACCATTTTTCAGATTTACTGATGATAGTATCTTTATCAAGTTTTTCATCTAATAAAAAAATAGATACTCCTGATCTGATTGTTTGTTTTGAAATTTTATTTTCCATTATAGTGTTATTTTATTTTTATTATCCAAAATTGTGTGTTGCTAAATTTCTAAAATTTTTACTATTCTCATCCCAAATTGTTTCTTTTAATTCATTTGGAATTGAACCAGATTCTTGATATTTGGGTTGGGGGGATTGAGAAAATTCTATTTCTCCCTTCATTACTTTATTCATATGAGTGTTAGCAAACAAAGCTGATTCCTGGATAATCCGTTGACCAGATAAAGTAATACTTTCACTCAAAATTACGTTACCATATCTAAATGAACCCAAAGCTGTAGCCCCGTATAGAGAGTTCAAAAGGATTTTCATGGTATGTTGCATCAAGTGAAATTTTTCACCGTCTGCTTTGTTGCCCGCTTTGTAGGCTTGCTTCATTTTATCTTTGTAGACGACTCTCTCGTCAAACCATTTTGCCAAAATCGTTTTAAGTACCGAATCAAAATCTGTTCTATATAAAACCCCGTTTGCCGAGACCGCTAATCCAGATTCCCTAATTAGATTTATAATCTCATAGACTTTCATCTGCATGGTTTTACGTTTAGCATTTTGAACCGTAAACTCAAGATTAGGATCCATTTTCATTAGATCATTTAACCCGTACCTGCAATTAAAAATCTCTTTATTTTCTACTACTACTTTCTCATCCGGAATTAAAATCCGAGCCACTAACGTTTCCTTACCAATATTTAAAGACCTAATAATAGAAGGGTATAGCGAGGTTAAATCCTCGTCAAACATATACTTATATAGTCCTGCTTTAGGGCAAAACAAGTAACCACCTGCGTAATTCTTTTTAATAATAGGGTTTCTATCTCTTGGAGGAGGTATAATACCTTGAGATAATAAGTAAGCTGAAATAGCTCCGTCATGGATCATACTATTTTTATAGACGTCTGAATAGTTGATTTTACCTTTATGTGCTAGGTTTTTTATCAAAGGTAGGTATTGGAATTTCTCGTCCAATGCCTTTAAAATCTCTACGTCCCTAAAGTTATAGGCTATAAACTTTTGTTTATCTTCTTTGAATAAACGATCCAAACTACCCTCGTACGTAATTTTTTCCATGTTTACGTACTTTTTTCCTAACGCATCTAGCTTATATGATGGTTCGTCCTTAAAGCTAAACTTTTTATGGAATTTCATGTAGTCTAAAGACTCGATACCCGCAATTTTAAGCCAACCGTCTCTATTCCATTCGGATTCATCCATTACAATTCCGATTGGAGACAGCATGTTTGCTACTTCTTTATCAAATACATTACAAATACGGTAGTATAGGTAAGGAATATCAAAGTAATCGCTATTGTAACCAACTAGTATATCCGGATTAATTTCGCGGAGGTGTGTTATGAATGCCTCAAGTAAGGCTTTTTCTGTTTTAACAGGAATAATCTCTCTGTTACCCTCTTTATCTTGTTGTAGCTCACCTTTTTTATCTAAAATAAGAATTTTCCATTCGTCTTTTTGCTTGTGCCACCAAGCTATTGAGGTGATTGGTTTTGGAGCACTTCGAATATAGTCTTCTGTAAGCGCTCCTCCCATTTCACATTCGATATCAAAGAATACTTCTTGGTGGGTTACGGAAGGCTCGTCATTTGTCCCGTACATATCGATTAAAAACCTTTGGTAAGGTCTCATATCGTGAAAATGTAATTTAGGATTGTCTTTATCCCATCCGTTTATTTTACGAAGAGATTCTTGTTTAAGTCCTCTAATGTTTTTATCAGCATCATGACTATCGCACTCTAGATAAGCAGAGTATTGCCACGTAAATGTTTGATAACCACCATCATCCCATAAGTGAACTTTATAGTTTTTATCCTTAAGGGGTTGAACAAAACAAGATTTATAACTCATTAGCTAAAAAATTGCTTCAAATCTGGTTTGAAGTAATTTACTGATTTCATTACCTTTCTGTCTCGAGTACGATATACAATATACTTGTCAACAACCTGTTCATAGTGACAGCCTTCGCCTTGTTCTTGTGAACGGATTTCAACAGTCTTTTGTGCCTCGTCTTGTGTAGAGCAAGCTTTTGAAAGATTTGATGCCTGAACTTCCATATAGGCTGGCCAAATTTTATCCTTAAGACCATGAAGCATAGCACCATTCCCAATGGATACGTAAGCAATGTCACACAGTGCATCCAAAACTTCCACGATGTTTTCTGTTTCGCAAGCATGTTTATACTCCTCAAGTTCTTCCAGAATGAAGTTGTAGATAAAATCCCATTCATGTTTGGCTGGTATAACTGGTTCATAGTTGTTTGGTTTATTCATTAAGCTATTGAACTCTTCAACCTCGCTGACGAATGGTACATATTGTGAATTAAATAAATTTGCGATTCTTTCTGCTGTAATTTCAGCCCAATCCATTTCAGGATTACGAGTGGCTTCATCTCGATCATTGAATGAGCGAAGTTTACCTAAACTATTAATTAGTTCAATAGTGATTAAATCTTTAAATTGAGACATGTCCGTTGTTGATTTTAAGTGAGTCGAAGAATTCTTTACGTGCTTGGTTATTATTGTCCATAAACACTCCAGAGGCTTTAGTAGTTACCATTGCTGCTCCTTGGTGTTTTACACCTCGGCAAGATACGCAAGAGTGAGTAGCAACCACAGTTACAATTACACCCCGATTATCTTCGCAAACCTTATCTACTGCTTGGTGAATAGCTGTTGTAAGTTGCTCTTGAATAGCTCCTCTACGTCCAAAATGTTCTACAATGCGGTTTAGTTTACTTAATCCAATAACTCGTCCGTTTTCACCTGCAATGTATCCTATATGAACTACACCATTAATAGTTTGGTGATGGTGCGAACACATAGAGGTAAGAGGTATGTTACGTTCAATAACAATCCCATCATAACCATCTGAGGGGAATGAAGTAATCTCAGTGAATTTTTCGTAGCGGCCCTTCCACAAATCGTAAACGTATGCTTTAGCTACGCGACGGGGGGTTTCCATTGAATTAGGGTCGTTTCTCCAATCGCATTTTAAAGCATCAAGAAACTTACCAAAATGCTCGGTTGCCTCTTCTACCATCTGTTGTTTTTGCTCATCCGAGAGTGGGAAATCTCCTGCAACACCATTGGCAAAGCCGGGTTGAACACACTCTATATTGTCGTACTTCTTACGACGTTTATTTTCAATGTTTTCCATATAACTTATTTTACGTAAATGTACGAAACAATCTTTACAGAGCAAAAATTGACTTCAAATTTCTTTTATAACCTCCGGTTGAATCCATCCCATAACCAATTAACCATTCGTCTTCGCATTCGAAAGCATGCCTAAATGAAGCTACATAGCTATGTGATTCAATAGGTTTAAATTCATTTTTAGCTCGTTTTACTAAAGTAACGATATGAATTGTTTTAGCTCCTTTTAAATTAAAATATTTAGCTAAAAATTTCATAGTAGCTCCTGAATCGAAAATATCATCTATTAGATAAACGTGTTTACCATGTATTGATGTTTCAACGTCTTTAGTTAGTTGGATGCTACCTCGTTCTTTACCTGAATATGATTTAACTCGAATAAAGTCACATTCTACATCAATGTCCATGTTGCTAACTAGATCAGAGTAAAACATAAATGCTCCGTTTAATACCCCTACCATCACTACTGGGGTGGAATCGGATTGGTGTTCTCGAGAGATTTGTTGGGCGATAATTTTAGTTTTAATATCTATATCGTGTGCTGAATATAATTCTATCATTTTTTACATTTTTTACAAATCCAAACAAAGTGAGGAATACCAAAGTTATTCCTCTCTACTCTAAATGCTGTTTTAAAAGCCACAGTATCTAAACAGTTGTGGCAAACTATATTTTCAGATTCTTTTGCCATAAAGAAATTCAAATTTTTCATTTTCTTTTTCTATCCCTATCCCATCTAAACTAAGATAACTTAACTTATATCCATAAGGATAAATAGCGGCTATAACTCCAGCTGGTTCAAGAACTTTAAGAGCCCAAAGTTGATGTAGGTTTTGTAGGTATCCGTGTGGTATCATTTTATTTCTTTTACTTCGTAAATATTACCTGAGGCAGTATTAGCCTGAAATAATTCAGTTAGCTTAAGAGCATAATCTAGTGAATCAAATTCCATAGCAATACCCTCGCTATCATTTACTAAAATAGTACGGGGGGTATCCTGTATAGTAGTGTGTTTTAGAATTATGTAGGGCATTAGACTTCACGTTTAGTATCAAAAGCAATGATGTGTTCACGGCCTGTGAAGTTGTACATATTATCAGTACACCAGTTAATCACCATAGGGTAAACACGGATTAGTTCTTCACGATTATCACCCGGGGGCATGATCCAGATCTTGTCTTTTGGTACCTCCAGTTCATCCATAAATGCTCTAATTTCAGTCCAAACATCTGGACGCTCAACAGGGTTAACTACTACTTTCATGTGATAATCTGAGTGATAAGCCATTGATTGCTTGATAGAATCTTTATTTAGACGTAAGCGATTATGAGTGTCAATAAAGCGTTGATCTACAATACTTCCTAAGGGTGTAGTAGCCCCCAAAACAGGTATGCTATTACTAAATTTAGGGCTGAAGCTAATAAGGCCAAGAGGGTAATCTGTTTCGACGAAAGCAGAGCCTTCAGTTTCAATAGTAATGATGATTTGTCTTTCATTTGCAAAATGGGTTAGTTCATTTACAATAGTGGGATGCATAGTAGGAGAACCTCCCGTTAGCATCATCTCCTTAATTTCAGGATTAGCATCGTAAATATTAATAATATCCTGGAAGCTGTATTTGCCTTTTTCAGGGTGAATGCTTGTGTACCATGAATCGCACCAACCACCTTCACCGAAGTAACAGCGGTGGGTACAACCCGTGGTGCGGACAGCAACAGTAGGACGACCTGCACGGCTACCTTCTGATTGGATACAAGTGTATAGTTCTACGATAGGTAGAATTTTATTATAGTCTTCTATTCTTTTTATTGCCATAATTATCCTTTATAAAATGCTGTGTTTTTTTCGTTTTCGCGGAATTCTACTTGAACTACTTTTACGCGTCCTTCTGTTTCAATTTGAACAAAATCATTTAGTTTATTATAAAAATATTCAGCAAAACGTTCTGCTCCAACAGCTGGGAGAATTCGAAGTTGGATAACTCCAAATCGTTCCATTGCTTTAAATCCTTCTAGTTCGGGATCATCCTCCGTTACAATGGTGGTATGATCTAGCATATAATCCATCCATTCTTTAGGATTTTTACCATCAATGGTATTTTTAGCACGTTTCATGCCTCCAAAATCCCAAACCCAATTGCGTTCGTCAAGTTCACCTTCAAACCATACTCTAAGGCTTACCCCGTAACCATGTAGGAAACGACAATGAGTTCCTTCAGCTTTCCACTGACGGAAGACTGTAGAATAGCCATCAAATACTTTAGTGGATCTAAAACTACCCATTCTTTTGGTTATAAAAGTCGATTACTTGTTGCATTGTACGTGTTCCTGTAAAGCGTGCTTTTTCTTGTTCGTCTTCCACTAGAATAACTGTAGGAACACTTTGAATTTTATAAATTTTAGCTGCATCTGGGGTGTAATCTATATTAAGTCTTTTAATAGATATACCTTGAGGTCTAGCTAAACAGGGTTTAGCGAGTTCGTCCATTAAAGGACCGAATTGTTTGCAGGGACCACACCAGTCCGCTGAGAAATACCATAATTGTTTCATTGTTTGTTTGAATATTGATAATTAATAAAAAGAAACATAAGAGCAGCAGCTGTTAACCAACTATTACTTGATGCTTCAAAAAGTGAGCTAAATAAAAAGCTCCAGTGTCCATACTTTAAAAATAAAGTTTCGATTTTTTTCATTTTTTTGTTTTTTTGTTCTTCTTTCCAGTGTTTTTTGTTTGCACCATTAAAGATATCTCTATATAAATTATCTCTATCGCTCATGACTTTCTAGTACTTTAGTTACTTCTGTTACTACATGTTCCCAAGTTACAGGACCGGTCTCATCTGCATAAGATGCAGGATCAGGACGTCCTAGCTTAATAAATGCTTCAACTCGTTCTACTGAAGAAGCTGACTTATAATCACTAAACCATACTAGTTCAGTCCATCCAGGGTGTGTTTCAATAGTATGTTGGAGTGGTTTATAAGAAGTATTAGTACGTTTATAAATTTGATTAAAATTAAGGTCTAGTTCTTCACATAATCTCTCTCCGTCTTTCAGGATAGTGAACTTATCGCCTTCAAGATATGGAGTCCAGTATGATACTAATTCACTATCCCAGTTACCTACTCGGAAAGCATGATCATCAGCGTCACGAAACTCTTGACGACAGTCAGGATAAATAGCGTGATCACCGGCGTGAATACCTAAAGCAATAGAACATTCTTCTTTTTTCTCAGTAGCAATAGATAAAGCAATCGCTTGAGTGATTGAACTGAAGATTTTGTTTCGGTTAGGAACAACTGTTGCTTTCATGTTTTCTTCAGCATAGTGTCCTTCAGGTATTTCACCCCCACCTGTTACTAAAGCTGAGTTAAGTAGATCAGCTAACCCATCAAGTTTAATTACTTGATAATTAATTATTTTATTATGAATAAGTAAGTAGTTAACTAGGGTCCGTGCTCGATCAAGTTCTACTCGGTGTTTTTGACCGTAGTCAAACGATACTGCTGTTACAGTATCAAATTCGCTTAGTGCTCTAAGCAATAATGTTGAGGAATCCATTCCCCCGGATAATGAAACTACTACGTGTTTTGCCATGTTTGTTATAAATATTTAAATGTGTCGGGTTTATAGATCGTTGATTTCACGGAATTTTAGAAGATTATAAGATAAAAGTTCATAATCAACTTGATCAGATAACATAAAGAAATAGTCGTTCATGTTTGCTTTAGGTTTTTCAATCAAACCTGAATTTGAATAACGCATTCCCTCTAAAGCAGCCATTACTGGGTTAGATGTATCAATAGATTCAATAAAATTGAAGCCACGATACCACCCAAATTCTTGTGGTACTTGACATCCCAATAGATGTACACGATCGTTTGAATCAATAGTTCCAGTTCTATGTAGAGCTGAAATTACGGATAGGCGACCAAGTGCTTTACCTAAATTTTTATTAGGGTGAGGTACTACATCATTGTAATAGGAAGCGCCATACGAGAATGCAATCTTTTTATAACCTAAATCTTTATAGGTTTGGTAACAAGTAGATGCTTCATGAATTGTGGTTGCTTGAACTACTGCTACTTTTTCTACCCCTTTAGGTAATTTATACTGAGACCATTGGCGGGCATTAACCACTGATTTGTCTCGGTTTTCCCAGACATCAGGAACAATAAACTCATTAGGACGTAACTGATCAATCCAGTATAATAGACGATCACTATCGTATGCTTCACCTAATTCATGAAGCGAATTATCCATTATAATATAGCGCCCTTGTGCTTTAGAGGTTGTAAAATAGTCTTTATATCCTTGCTCTTGATCGAGCAAATGTGGGAGACAATAATCATAGTCGTTAAATAAACGACTATCCCCTAGTAAACATAGGGGGGTTTCGTGAGATACTTTAATCATAACTTAAATATAAATATTTTATTTGGGGTAGGCAAGTTTCTTTGGACGACCTCGTTTACGAATTTCAGTTGAGGTTGGAGTACCAAACTCATCAAGCGATTCATAAAACGATAGCAAATCATAAGACCAGTTACATAACCGATCAAGTAACTCTTCGCGACTGATTTTAAACGAGACAGTAAACGCATCAAGTAAAGCCTCGATACGAGAATTTTCTTCCTTATCAAAATCAGCTAGCAAACGACGATAACGAGCAACGTCAACAGTAACTTTTTCGTATTGTGACTGGTAGTCATCCTTGTCTAAATTGAGTTTTTTACGCGCTTGTATCGCAGCAGATTGTGCTTGCCAATAGTAACATGAAAAATCAAAATCACCATTTAAAATGCGATCTTTTAATGGAGCGCGTTTACCCAATGGTACACCAGGTTGAGAGTGGGTACGCCACCACATAAACTTGTTATAATTGAGTGGTTTGAGTTTAGATAGTTCCTTATCGACAACCTCTTCGGGTTGAGTAATAAATGTATCTAAAAAGCAATTAAAAGGCATCCTCGATTGTTCCTGGTTTATTTTTTAATATTTCACGTAAGGTACGAAGAGAGGAGTGGTTAACCAACTCCTCTGCTTGCATCTTATTAACCCAGTTTTTCTTCGATTTCGACTTTGCGTTCTGCCAGCCTCTTGAATTCTGATGCCACATCTACTTGGTTGGGGTTTTCGGGATGGTAGCGGTAAAGCTCATCCATGATTTGAATAACTGACATTAGTTCGTCTAGCAATTGCATTTGTTCCTTCTGGTCCATAACTTGATTTTTTATTTGGGTAAATATACGAAAGCCCTTACGGGCTTCCAAATTTTAAAAATATGTTTTTGTATTTCCGTCTAAATAATCTCGCAATTTTTTCTTACGCCAAGATGAGATACCTGAATTATTTAATAGTTTATCGTCCTCTAGTTTAGCTGGTTCGGGTTCTGGATTGTTTGGTTGTTTTTCATCTTCTAAACCATCATTTAAGGTTACATCCCAATCTTTTAATTCTTCTAATTCTGTTTCAGTATAGATATCAGTTCCTTCATTATCTTCTACTTGTTCTTCTAATGGAGTATCTTTATACATGTCATATCCTTCTTTAGAACGTAATTGGTTAAAAGCAAAGTTTGCTGCTATAACTAGAGCGATTGCTAGAGGATCAAATACAAAGATGATTATTAAAAGAAGCCAGTTAATAATCCGGTTCATCTCTACCCCAGTTAACTCTGAAAGGTATTTAAGTGGTCCTAGTTCACTTGCTGCTTCACTATTTACTTTAACCTCTAGAATTTGTGTTTCAAGAGAAAATATAGAATCATTTACAACATCTAGTTTAGTGGCTAGTCTTTCGTTTTCTTTAGCTGTTGATTCGATGTTTCGGATAGCTGAATTATTTGTTTTAACTACTAGATTACCATTTTTGTCTGTAAATTGGGTAGTTGAACCTTTAGAGAGTGTACCTCTAAGCTCGTTGTTTGATTTTCTATCTGCTAAAAAATTATCTCTTGTTTCCTCGTATAATGCTTTTTTAGTTTCCAAAGCAGTGATTTGTTGAGTTACAATACCTTCTTTATTAGCTGTTTCCTGATACGCTCCCGATAAAAAACCATAGATACCTGCTGAGGTGATTAATATAAGCACACAAGTTGCTACTGCTAGGTATGCTCTTAAACCTTTATTTAAGGAATCCCAATATTGATAAAGCAGGGAAGCAATTACAAGTTTAGCTACCTCAAGCGAAGAAGCCATAATAATGACCTCAAGTGATGCACCAGCAAAGAGTTTGCTAAGGCCACTAACTGAATAGAAAGCGGCAGAAGCAGAAACTGACAGGGCAGATAATGCTATTAAAAGCGGAAATATTTTATTCTTTAGGTTCTTCATCTCTTATACCTTTATGTTTATCTATTTTATCCAAGATTTGGTTTAATAGACTCATCTGGATAAATCCCGCCATAGATGCATTTTTAAGTGCACTTATGAGCTGGAACACCATAAAAGGTACTACAATTACTTCACTAAGCCAAGCTGTACCAGCAAAGCCTTGTTCAACCATTAAAATAACTGTTAAAATAACTAACCACGCAACGGTGTTTCTTAGTACTTTAATTGCTTTACGTGTTTGGAATCCTTCTCTTCTAGTACCAGCAATCATACCAAATACTCCATCTAAAAACATTACTCCCACTATAGCTAGATACTGATCAGAATTTGCCATTGTTAGATTCATAAAATATGAACACATAAAGGTTATACCTGCGGTAAATGATGTGATAGCTAGTAGTGGGAGGCTTAGTTTCATAGTAGTTTATTTAACGTATTCGTAATACTTTTTAGTTTTGGCGTTTCTGTCTTCTAAACCATGAGTACCACCGTTGATACGTTTTGTAAGTTCTAAGATAGCAGCATCGTTGATACCTTTATCGCAAATTG